ATCGTGTCATCATTGAGTATCATGATAAGGTCACTGCTGGTAACGGTGAGATGGTTGACCATCCACTAGGCAAAGGATCCCTTTGCTGTAGTATCTCATCAATCATCTTTGAGAAACTTGCCAAAGAAAATATTCCAACACATTATATTAATATGGTTGGTGCTAATAAAATGATCTGTAAGAAGGTAGATATTGTTCCTCTGGAAGTTATTTGTCGTAATCGTGCTGCCGGATCTATTGTCCGTGAGACAACCCTTCAAGAAGGTGCTCCACTACCGCAACCGATTGTAGAGTTCTTTTTGAAAGATGATAGTAAGCACGATCCTTTGCTCACACCAGATCGTGTGCGTCTGATGGGATATAATCCAGAACCTTTCATTGAGATGACACTACGGGTTAATGATTATCTCCGACAGATGTTCTACATCATGGGTATTGATCTGGTTGACTTCAAAATTGAGTATGGTTATGATGCTCATGGTGATTTGTATCTTGCCGATGAGATCAGTCCTGATAGTATGAGACTATGGAAGATTGGTAGTGATGAAAGATTTGATAAAGATCTATTCAGAAACGATGAAGGTGATATTGTGCCTGCCTATCGTGAGATTCTTGATAGATTACAACCACTTGCTATTCAATGAAACATCACATCCCAGATGAGATTAAAAAGAACTGCTTTGATTGTTTCAAGAGTTTGAATGCTGCTGAAAGAGCAGTTGTTTTACTTGGTGATGATGCTTATAGAGAATCATTAGACCTTGACAACGATGATGCCCCTTGTTGGAAGATTCCAAGTAAGGAATCCACAATATTTGTAGGTTGGAATCCCCAGTGTGTACCCACCATGGAGTATATTGTATGGAAACTTGACCAATTACAAAAAATTAGAGCAGGAGAACTCACATGATGAATGATTTTCTAGATAACTTGGGTGCTGAACAGTACCAAAAAATGCATAATAAAGGTAATGCAAAGAGACCTGGAAACCCAGAAGAGGAGGTACAACATTCGTTGAACTTGGTGGACGTGAAAGGACGATTAAAAAAATATGTAAAGGAGTTATTCGACAATGGACTATAAAACTTCGGGCGTTGACATTATCAAAGGTAGATCCTTTGTAGAATATATCAAAGCACTGGCACCTAATATTGGTGGGTTCAGTGGAATGATGGAGATCTCACCAGGATATGAACAACCTGTTCTAGTATCTGGTGCCGATGGTGTCGGAACTAAAATTAACATTTGTAGGATTGCTCGTGATTACACTACTATTGGTCAGGACCTTGTTGCTATGTGCGTTAATGACGTTATATGTTCTGGCGCTAAACCATTATATTTTCTAGATTATATCTCTACCAAATCACTTGATGATAATGTCAATGATATTGTGCGTGGAGTTGCCACCGGTTGTGCGATGGCTGGAATGGAACTCCTAGGTGGAGAGACTGCAGAGCATTACAGAGCAACTGACTACGATCTTGCTGGTTTCTGTACTGGTATTGTAGAGAAGAATGATATTGTTGATGGTAGTAACATTCGAGCAGGTGATGTAGTCATTGGTATTGAGAGTAGTGGTCTTCATAGTAATGGATATACACTCATCAATGATATGTTGTGGAAAAATAAGATCTTCTATAAGGAGATGCCAGAACTGCTGAGACCAACTACCATCTATGCTCGTCTTATTCAATACCTACTGGATGAGGTTCCTATCCTAGGCATGGCACACATCACTGGGGGAGGACTGCCCGAGAACCTTCCTAGGTGTATTCCTAAGGGTCTGGGTGTAGATTTTGACTATGATGCCTGGGAACGACCAGAACTCTTTAACAAGATTCAGAAGGCAGGAGACATTGCCGAGGAAGAGATGCGTAATGTATTCAATCTTGGTATTGGATTCTGTTTAGTGGTGCCACAAGAGGTTGCAACATTAACTCAGAACTTGATTGCTGATACTCCATTTGGTATGCGATCATGGATAATTGGGAGCATAAAAGATTGACAAATATTACTATGTGATATATAATATTTACAACAAACAAAACGATACATGAACTATTCTATTACACTTAAAGCACCTGACGGCACCGAAAGTGTTATTGATTGTCCTGATGATTCTTACATCCTAGATGCTGCTGAAGAAGCAGGTGTTGACCTTCCCTATTCCTGTCGTGCAGGTGCATGTTCTTCTTGTGCAGGTAAAATTCTAAGTGGTACTGTAGATCAAAGCGACCAATCGTTCTTGGATGATGATCAGATTGAGGCAGGATTTGCATTGCTGTGTGTATCGTATCCCACTAGTGATTGTGTGGTAGAGGCAGAAAAAGAAGAGGAACTTTACTGATAGGTTCTTGACAAATATTCTAATACCTTATATAATTAATCATATGAGAGACCAACAAGAATGAAAGATCAACCAATCACAGTTGAAGACTACAAAGAACATAGTCAAGAGTTCTTTGATAAGTATTTCTATGTTGCCAAAGAACTTGGTGAAGGTGCTAAGGCAGAAGACATCCTTAAAATTATGGAGTCTCTTGCTGGTGTTATTATGAAGAAAAGGTCTGAAACTAAAGTAGGACCTTTTGGATTTAATAAAAAAACTTCTGAGGAATCTAAAGAAGAGTAATGGAAGTATTCAGTATTGAAGAATGGGAAGACAATTTTGACGAACTTATGGAAAGAGTCGAAAAAGGAGAAACCATAGGTATTGTAAGAGAAGATGGTAAAGCAGCAGTGATGATGCCTGCTGATGATGAACTAATACGAATACACACTGAGAGCAATAACGACGCTCAGTAGTTCATCATCTGCTCGTGAGACTTGGTAGTCAGAGAGGTTTTATAAACCTTTTCCTCCAGATTAGAGGCTTTGAGATGGTTCAAATCCATCCACGAGTATTTGCTTCCTTAGCAATCTGGTGAATGCAGCAAACTCATAATTTGCCTAAGGAGAGTTCGATCCTCTCAGGAAGCATCCGCGAGTATGGCGGAATCGGTAGACGCACCAGACTTAAAATCTGTTGAGCATTGTGCTCGTGGGAGTTCAAGTCTCCCTACTCGCATTTCTATATAAATTTACAAACATTTTTTTAAGATGAAAATTTTTCTGGACACGGCAGACACAGAACTGATTCAAAAATATAATAATACTGGTTTGATTGATGGCATTACCACCAATCCTACTTTAATTATGAAGAGTGGTAGAGATCCTGAGGATGTTTATCAAGAAATTAAAGATATGGGAATCAGAGACATCAGCATGGAAGTTGTTGGTGGTGCTGATGAAATGATTGCCGAAGGAGTTCGTTTATTTGAGAAGTTTGGTTTCTGCACCACAGTTAAAGTTCCCATGACTCGTGATGGACTTGTGGCATGTAGTAAATTAACCGAAAAAGGTATTCGTGTTAATGTAACTCTTATCTTCTCTGCTGCACAGGCAGTTCTTGCTGCTCGTGCTGGTGCATATTATGTCTCACCTTTTGTTGGAAGACTTGATGACCAATCTATTGCCGGACTGGAAGTTGTAAGGTCTATTTCAGAACTCTATCGTATTCAAGGTGCTCCTACTCAGGTTCTTTCTGCATCTATTCGTAGTGTTCAGCGTGCAGTAAGGTCTTGGTATAATGGTGCAAGTGTTGTTACGATGCCACCAAGTATATTTGATCAGATGTATGACCACATTCTAACTGATAAAGGTCTTGAAATTTTTGATCGTGATTGCGAAACAATCAAATCTAATATTGGGTAATAAATAAATGTAAGACGCAATCTTTTATGCCTCTCTACAATACCTTTCAAGCCTATGTTTTCAATCTCCATACAGCAAAATCATCAGAGGCAAAAAGGTTATGGAGGCAACAGATAAAGGAAGAATGGGGTTATGAATGTGCTTATTGTGGGTCTACACATCATCTCACAATAGATCATATCGTTCCAAGAGCCAAAGGTGGCACGGACTTCACCAAGAATTGTTTATGTGCCTGTCACAAATGCAATCAAGATAAATCATATTCTCCTATGGAAGATTGGTATCTTTCGCAGGAGTTTTTTGATGTTGAAAGATACGAGAGGATTAAAAACTGGATGAAACCAGAGGACCCTATGAATCTTTATCGTTATGGTTCTAGAACAAATAGGGTCTCTTGAATTTTTTATAAATAAATCAGCAGTATATACTGCTGTCCATGGTAAATACCGAATATTCGAATGGCAACACCTATTAGAATTAAAAGGTCAGCTGTTGCTGGCAAGAAACCTACTACCTCAGACTTACAGTTAGGCGAATTAGCTGTAAACTTTAATGATGGTAAAGTATTTCTCAAACAGGACACTAGCGGTGTCGGTGTTGGCACAAGAATTGTAGAAGTTGGAGCAGGAACTACAACTTTTGCCGGTAAGACTTTATTCGTTACTGAGAATGGTAATGA